AAATACTTGTCCCCAATCATTTTCCTTTCTAGACTCAGGGCTAAAGTCATCCTTATGATAAAAGAGGGTACATGTTTACACCAAGCCCAGAAACTTTAGACGGCGACTTTAGCGCCATAAAAGCCAAGAAAGATAATGATTACCAGAATAACCAATCTGTTTGGAACGTATTTTGGTCTAAAGCCAATATTAATGTTCGACTAGAATCTGGTGATCCTACCATCATGAATATCGATGGCATGAATCCCGCCACAATAGGCTCATCTAACTACTATTTTAATAGAGCTCGCCCAATAGGCCTCATGCTTTCTGGTTATCAACGCAGAAATCGGAAATCTACCATTGTTGTACCCTTAGAGAACGGTGATCAGGAAACAGCAGATCAATATACAAAGCTGATCATGAATCTCTATAAGAAAGAGAATGTATATGAGATGATCTCTGAATCATTTCATGAAGGAGCAATCATATCAGGCATGAATCTCATGCAAGTATATATGGACTATTCGCGAGATCCTTTGAATGGTGACATCAAATACAAGACGCTCGGCTTTAATGAATTTATGATTGACCCTTACTTTAGGCAGCCTGATGGATCAGATGCTGAGTTCATTATTGTTAGGCATTATCTATCTAAACCCGCAATTGCATCTATATGCCCGGCTGAATGGCGTGAGCGTATTATGAATCTTGTTGGCAATGAACAGGGATCTACCATCGATGGACGGTTTCAATATGAAGCAGCTGCACGTGGCTACTCCATGTCCCCTAAAATAGCCTATGATGAGTACTGGTACCGGGATTATCGTAAGCAAAAGAAATTATATGATATGATCTCTGGTGAAATGATTGATGTCTCTTATCGTGAAGATATCGATGTGGAACAGATGCTCGCCCAGAATCCCCGATTAAGATTTGAAGAAGTGATAGTACCAACAATACGGTTATGTATAACCATTCAAGATAGAGTATTTTATGATGGTCCTAATCCACTCGGAATCGATCAATATCCTTTTTCTATAGTGCTCGGCTACTATAATAAACATATGCCCTATATGTACAATCGTATCCAGTCAGTAATGACTTCACTCATATCACCGCAAATACTATTTAATCGTCGCATCATACTAAATGCTGACTTCTTAGAATCTGTGGTTAACTCAGGCTGGATGTTTAAACAAGGTGCGGTTATAGATCCTAATCATCTCTTACAAACAGGCCAGGGCAAACTAATTCCCCTCAAGGACCACGCAACGCCATTGGTTGATGTACAACCTATACCGCCTCCAAACGTGCCACCATCGGCGTTTGCTCAGCTTGAAGTATATGATAAAGAGCTCTTTAATGTCGTGGGTCTCTCACAAGAAAACCTAGGTAAAGTAGTTGAAGATGATTCATCTGGGTACCAATCAGCGTTACGGACTGCTGCAGGCCTTACAGCCCAACAGCCTCTCTTTGATCGCCTCGATCTCTCTCAAAACATACTTGGCGAGATCACCATGGAGATTATTCAGAAGAACTGGACTCCCGGGAAGGTTTCCCAGCTTTTAGGAGGAGAGAAGCCGGCACCGTTGTTTTATGATAAGGCCTTTGGCCGTTATCATTGTGCAGTGGAATTAGGTTTTATGACAGAAACTCAACGTCAACTCGAATTTGCGCAGCTCCTTGAACTACGCAAAGCAGGTATTCAAATATCAGATGCTCAAATGATCTCTAAAGCTACTCTCCAAGGCAAAACTGATCTTGTTAAAGAACTTGAACAACAAGCCCAACAACAACAACAGCAGCAACAAATGCAAATGGAGATCCAGATGGAAGAGATCAAATCGCGATCATTATTATCACAAGCTAGAGCACAAGCTGATATGTCTACTGCCAATGAACGCAATTCCAGAATAACAACCAACGAAGCAATGGATGTTGAACGGCGTGCAAGAGCTGTACAGGATGAGTACGCAGCGCTATTAAATATGCTCAAGGCTGCAAAAGAACTAGAAAGCCTAGATCTTAATCACATAAGAGAATTAATTGAAATGCAGGGCTTAATTAAAGCGCAAGAATCGCCAGTTCCATTAGCTCAACCAGCAACTAAGTCCTCCTCAAAACCAGCAAGTAAACCAGTGGCTACTAAAAAGCCAGCGGCAAAAAAGAAAATCTCTAATAGTTAGAGGTATTACCTTGTAGTTTAAAGACTACAGTTTCTAAGGAGTTAGCCCATGGCTAAAAGAAAATACGGTTCGCACTCAGTTGCGGCCAATAGGGAATCAGCTTGGCGAGGCAGGTCGCATGACGACAGTCGTCGCACGAGCAATTCGGACGTGAGATCCGCTCATCTTGCCAATGACCCAATTACTGAACGCAATGGCAGAGGAAATGGTCCTCTTAATATGATGAAACCTCTTCGTCATACCGCTTCGGCTGCTGCTCGCAATGCATATGGCGAATATGGCGATAGAATGTATGAAAGCAATGTAGAATATAATAATGATCGTGGAGGAAACATGGAATACAATCGTAGATCTCGCGGTAGCAGAATGATTGATGGGAATGGTCAATTCCCAAGCGCTCGTGACAGTGCTTATGGTGATAGAATGGCTGACAGAAGTGGCGAAAAGTGGGCAATGCAGACTAATAACCGTGGCGGTTCTTTTATGAAAGAAGACTGGAACGCTCCAGCTTTAACACCACGTGGAGTTCATGAATTCCGTGTTGATGGTACTACTCGTAACCATAGATCAGGTCGTTTAGGCGATTTGTTTGAACAAGTAGAATGGACAATGCGCGAAGATCAAGCAGCATTTGATTCAATCACAGACCCTACTAACTGGTGAATCGATATGCCACAATCTATACGACCTAATCCTAAGCTGTTTAAATTGGCCTATAAGCTTCTTAAAACTGATAAGGATCTGCAACAGAAGAACACTTTTACTCCAACTGAAAGACAGTTGAGGGATTGGGCATCAACTTATACGAAGTCTAATATTAGATAACAATAAATAACGGGTCATAGTCCTAAAGCTGTGACCCCATTTAAAGGAATAATAATGGCAAAAGTATGCGCTAAATGTAAAAAATCAATGTGTAGCTGCAAGAAGAGTAAATAAGATGCCTAAACTCAAACCATCTGCACCAAAAAAGAAAAAAGCCGAACGTGTTAAAGAAGAAATGCATAAGTTCAAGGAAGGTGAATTACATTCAGGCTCTAAAAAGGGGCCTAAAGTAAAGAAACGCTCTCAAGCAATTGCGATCGCTTTAAGTGAATCAGGCCAATCCAAGAAAAAGCCTAAAAAGAAGAAATCTAAATAATCTACTCTCCCTTTATCATGATGAGCCCTCAAGTTTGCAATCTTGGGGGCCTTTTTGTATGGTAGACAGCATCTAGCCCATTAAACAGGAGATGTATGAATAAAAAAGACATACAAGAACAAGAACTTAAAGATCGCAATGAACTTCTTGAAGTCATTGAAGATATTAAAGCGTCCCAAAATGAACGCAGACTCAAGCATCTTTATGAGACTGCTCAAGTTGCAATGAAAACTCCTCCCTATTGCAATAAGAATATATATCTCGTACTCGTAAAGACCAATAGTCGTGACGAATTAATGATGCCTGAAGACCGCATATTTGTACGACTTACAGCACCAACACCTGGCTACAATATGGATGTCTTCAAATACCATTATCTTTCAGCATCTCTTGAATATCTCTTTTCTATCCCTCGTAAATATCGCTATTGGCAGATGTGGCACAATAAATATAAATACCTATCTAATCCCGCAACTAAAAGACTCATGACATTCATCCTTGCCATGGAATCTGGCGATCTTCTTAAATGGGTTAAGAAAGAATGCGGCGAACTTCCTGATGCAGTCATAAAGACAAATGATACAAAACCACTAATCATTGAGGCATAAATGATCGATATTGATACAGAATCGTCACCAGAAATAATTGAGAATGCGGTTGAAGTCGAAGAAGTTGTTCAACCCACTCCTCTAGAAAAGATCAAAGACGAGAATCTCATCAAGATGCGAATGAAACTTGAAGCTGCAGAAGAAGCCAAATTGGCTGCAGATAGAAGGGCTGAGGAAGCTGAACGCAGAGCTCAATACCGCATCGAAACTACTCCTGTTGAGGCAAATGAAGAGTCGCTTGATGTGGAAGATGAGGATTATGTACAGGCTAAGCATGTAAAGAAGACAAGTAAGAAGGTCACTTCTGAATTGAAAGCAATCCGCGAGGAGATGC